ACCAGAAATCCATTTCTGAGTCCATGGCAAAGGATTACTACCGCCCTTATAGGTTGTATTTAGTCCTATCGCTGTCATTCTCTTGTTAGCGATCCATTCTATATATTCGTTTAATAGTTTTTCGTTAAGACCTATCATAGAACCATCTTTGAATAGATAACTAGCCCATGTCTTTTCTTGTTCAACCGCGTCAACAAACAACTTAATACATTCTTGTTTTGTTTCTTCTGCAATCTTGGCAAAATCTTCATCTTCTTTGACCAAAGCCTTAAGTAATTGCTGAGTACCAGCAAGATGAAGATTTTCATCACGAGCGATTAATTTAATAATCTTGGCATTACCTTCCATCTTCTTAACTTCGGCAAACGCCCATGAACAAGCAAACGAAACATAGAAGCGAATGCCTTCGAGAACATTAACAGACATCAATGCAAGCCAAAGAGCTTTCTTATGTTCATATTTCGACGGACACCAATCTGTCAATCCATACTCAGGAATCTCATTGCAAGAAGATATTTCATTAAATGAAATTAAATTATCATAATACTTGCTGATATCATTGGCACAATCTACGATTTCTTTGATATCCATTAATTCATCAAAAACCTTAGAAGGATTTGGGTATATGTTTCTGATAATATGAGTATAAGATCTACTATGGATTGTTTCACTAAAAGTCCATGTAGTTATCCAAGTTTCTAACTCTGGCAGCGAACATATTGGACTAAAAGCGGCTGTCGGCGCTCGACCCTGTACGGAATCAAGAAGGATTTGTCGCTTAAGATTGCTTGTGAAAATGTGTTGCTCATGAGAATTTAGACCCTTGAAGTCTTTAGAGTCTCTTGAAATATCTACTTCTTCGGGTCTCCAAAAGAAACCAAGTTGTTGATTTGTTAATTTTTCGATCCATGGATACTTCTGCTTATCATATCTAGCAATAGTTACCGGATCGTCAAAAAACAAATTTGCTTTGATAGAATTTTTTTTGTTATTAATATCAAATACACTCATTTAATTATTACACCCGTAATTACCACAATTTTCTTTACAACCATCAAAATTGATAGGACATTTAAAACCATCAAAACATTCGTTGATGGTCTTTTCCCACTTTTCGTTTCTGGCATCTAATTCTGTCGCCAAATCACGGAGATTTTGAGCCGAAACATATCCATCAAGACCCTTTGGCCACCAATAAACGAATCCGTCGTCTGATGTTACAAACTCGTCTTTTTCGTCAGCCATTTTAATAATGTCTTTCATATATTTCTCCTAAAATATTTTTTATCATATTCAAGATAACCATCAGGTACTTCAAACAATTTTCCACTTTCTGGTTCAAGTAAACAAGGCTGCATAGTATCTTTAATATGTACTAGAACGTAAGTTCTTGATTCTAGCTTATCAAATATTTATTTATATGTCAACTTATTTAACTCTATCTCAATCATTAAATTTTACAACTCTCGTAGGATTCGCTTCTATTTTTCTTCAATCTTCCAATCTCCCAACCATATAGATTTTTGCTGTTGGGTCTGTTTCGTGAACAACTATTTGAAGACCATTAATACTTTCGGTAGTAGAATCGTTTGTCATATTCAAGGTATCCTTCTGGTATCGTATAAAGAGTGTTATCATTGGCATTGAGAAGATATGGTTTCATCTCCTCCTTTGTATGCACCACAACATACTCACGCATATGAAGCTTACTATAGATTTCTTCAAAAGTCAATTTTGTTTTCTTAGCTTTCATTGCATTATTCCGCCCAAACTTCAACACCTAATGAAACCATTCTCATTGCAACTTCTCTATTCTTATGATCTGAACCATAAGCACCACACTGAGCAATAATACCAGAATCTTTATGCGTAACACGAATATCATGAGGTGGAATACCTACTTGTTGACCTGTAGGTTTCTCTGTTGACCAAGTATCACGATATATAAGTTCTACTTTGTATTGACTACTGATTGTATCTCTCAAATCTTGCATTTAAAATCCTTCCAGTTGTTATCTTCATTTGGAACCCAACCTTCTCTAAATTTATTAATCATATTATGATGTGTCATCATTGGTTTATCGAACCCAAAATTTATAGCCATTGCGTGGTATGATTTTTTTGTTTCTTTCCACCAATTATAATACTCATCAGCCTTTGCCCATTCTTTTTTTGTTTCATTCGTTGCTCTTGAATGTTCCCATGGCAATTTTCCATGCATCGGATTTTTAGAACCTATTTTACCTTCACTACATTTTTTTCTATATTCATCTGTAATATAACTTCTATCAACTTCAACAGGACCATTCTTTTGTATATATTCTCTTCTAGATTTACCGACAGCATTTGGATTATTTCGTTTCATATTATCTGAAATTCTTCTTCTAATCCATCCGTACAACTTATTGCTTGGTCTATTTGTACACATCATATTTGCAGCAAAAGCTAATTCAAATATTTCAGGATATATTTTTACTAATAGTTGATGCGCTAGATAATGTTCTTCTGGTAACAAATAGACAAGATTACTCCAATCATCAGAACCATTCATACATCTTGGGATGATATGGTGAAGTTCGTAATATATTTGTCCATTTGTTACTCTATTTTGTGCTCTGATTATCAGATTATCATATATTTTTTTATAGTCCATAATTGTTTCCTCCTATGGACTATTTATATTTTACAAGTCTTTACTATATTTTACAAGACTCGCAGGATTCATCTTCAACAACACCAGCAGCCAAAGGTGCTTCTTCGTATTCACCAGCGCCATCTGCAGTGTTCAGATAGTATAATTGTTTGCCACCATACTTATAAAACATCAGCAAGTGCTTTAACATTTCCGACATAGGGATTTGTTCTTCTTCATAGAACTTTGGGTTGTACGAGGTATTAACGGATATTCCTTGATCAATGAACTTTTGCAATACCCCGCAAATCTTAAGATATCCTTCGGGTGACTGTTGGTCCCAAAGTAGGTCGTATTTCTTCTTAAGTTTACGAACTTCTGGTACAACTTGTTTAAGGACGCCATCTTTAGACTGTTTAACAGAGACAAGCGATCTTGGCGGCTCAATACCATTCGTTGCGTTGCTAATCTGTGCTGATGTCTCTGATGGCATGAGAGCCATAAGCGTTGAGTTTCTGATGCCAACTCGTAATGCTTTAGCGCCCAACGAAACCCAATCCATCCTATACGCAGGCGATACGATTTCGTCCAATTCTCTTTTATAGGTGTTTATGGGGAACACACCTTGGCTGTACTTTGTTTCATTACTTTTTGGACACGCACCTTTTTCCTCCGCTAGATCAATGGACGCTTTAATTAAATAATATGACCAAGCTTCTGCGAATGAATGAAGCTTACTCAATCCATCATGATCAATTGACTGATAGCTAAGATCATTACGAGCCAACCAATAAGCGAGGTTAATAATACCGACACCAAGAGGTCGTCTGGCCATAGTGGAGTTTTTGGCAGCAAGAACTGGATAATCTTGATAGTCAAGTAACTCGTCCAAAGCACGAACAGCGAGAGTACAAGGACGTTCGAAATCTGCAGGATCACGAATTTTGCCCCAGTTTATCGCACTCAAAGTACACAGACTAATCTCTCCATTTTCATCGTTAATATCTTTCAATGGCTTTGTAGGCAAGTCAATTTCGCAGTTATGAACTAAAATACCATTAGCATAAAAGTTTTCATTTTTATCTACAGTAATATCATAGACATCTTCTGTATAATTTAAATGTTCAATTTTTAACATGTTTTCTTTTTCCTTCTGAATCTATGATAACTTTAGTTCCAACGTTGGGTCCAACAGTGCCAGTATATTTTTCTCTGTATATTTGTCTCTGTTCTTCAGAACGAAAATATGGATTGAATTTCATATCTAACTCTTTTTCAAGAATAGCAGCATATTTTTTATAACTTCCATCAAATCTCATTGGTCTGAATGATTTAGGAAATCTTATCCCTATCTTTTTACATTCTTTGACCATTGTCTTTTGACCTACAATTCTTCCAAGATCATAACACACCTTTTTACCAATTTCAATCAATTCTTCGTTTGTGTATCCCGTACTATTATTATTTTTTAATCCTATATTATTTTCAGATTGTTTTTTTACCCATAATTCATATTTTTTATCAGGAACAATCCAACCACCGCATCCTCCTGGTTTAGCATTATATCCTTTTTTATTATTCATGAGATCAAATCCAACAATCATCTCTTCTTCTTTTTTCTTACAAATATCAACATTATTATGTTCAAAAATAATTTCATGATCCCATTGATCTACACCATATTTTCGAATAGCAGAATGAAATCTAAATTTACTTCCCTGCCTAACAGATGATAGATGAGATTTCCATCTTTGTTCTAATGTTCGAACAGAGTGACCAATATAACTTTTACCGTTCACTCTGTTCGTTATTTTGTAAACTATAGCCATATAAATGATTCCTTGATAGAAGTGTTATCTCAGAACTATTTATAATAATTTATAAATTATATTACCAACAACTCATCATTTTCTAAAATATTTTGCGCCTCTACATATCCTCTGTTTTTTGTATAGATGCGATGATCTGGTGTGCAAACAATAGAGTTGCCATTTTCATCAGTTATTTTCATCAATGATGCATTCTTTCTAGTCATAGCAGCAGCTTTAATTTGTCTAAATTCATCTTTACCAGTATTATTGTTTCTACTAAGAACTTTCATTTGAATTGTAACATCCTTGATCATTATATCTTGAATTGAACCGTCAATCATTTCAACAGTTACATAAGTTTCTCCAGTCACACAGCAGAGATTTGACTGGCGAATTGGTGCAAGTTCTTTAATGAACGAACCATGATCATTCGCATGGTCGACGTTCTGCAAATAGATACGACCAGTGTTCTTGCGCTCTTCCATGAACGATGAGAATAGGTCCACAGCAGGTATTGATTTCTTTCTGATCGCCGGATCCGCCTCGTATTTTTGATATAGCGATCTGAATTTATCAAGATCAATAAAAAAGCTATCATAAAGACCAGGGACGTCGCTAGGGCTGAATAGAGTAATATTCCCACCAACAAGAAGTCGTTCATACATCACCTTATTAAACTGGACACCATAGTCCAAACCACGAATACGATTATCTTCTGTGCCTTTATTATTCTTGAGAACTAGTAGGTCCTCAACTTCCAAATGCCAGATAGGGTAGTAAAGAGTCGCTGCGCCGCCTCGAACACCGCCTTGGCTGCAGCTCTTAACTGCTGATTGGAAGTGCTTGTAAAATGGGATAACACCAGTGTGAGTAGTATCACCAGCGCGAATGGGAGAGCCGAGAGCACGAATACGACCAGCATTAATACCAATGCCAGCTTTTTGAGACACATATTTAACAATTGCGGAAGCTGAAGCATTGATTGAATCAAGACTGTCATCTGTCTCGATAAGAACGCACGAAGAGAATTGCTTTTGAGGCGAACGGAGACCTGCCATAATAGGAGTCGGCAGCGATATTTCAAAAGTGCTTGTCGCATCGTATAAATCCTTTACCCATTTAAGTCTGGTTTCTTTAGGATAGTTACGAAACAGTATCATGGCAATCAACATATAAGCCATTTGAGGAGTTTCATAAATCTGTCCAGTAACTCTGTTTCTGATTAAGTATTTTCCTCTTAATTGTTCCATGCCCACATAAGAGATAGAATAATCCCTATCGTGATTAATATAAGTATCCAAAACATCCAGTTCAAAATCATCATAAAAAGAAGAAATTTCAGGATCGTAGTAACCAAGAGAAATAACGTGTTTAACATGATCTTTCAATTTCCATGGTAGGTGACTTTCGTATACTTGTTTTCTTAGATGATAGTTGATCAGACGACCAGCAACGTACTGATAACCGGGATTTTCTTCTGAAATAAGATCGGCGGCAGCCTTGATCAAAGTTTCTTGAATATCTGATGACTTAATCTTATTATAAAATTGAATATGAGACTTAAGTTCTATCTCTGATTCGGAAACGTTGTTGATTCCTTCACAAGCCCAACTAACCACTTTATGAAAACGATTTAGATCTAACGGCTGAGTCGATCCGTCTCTTTTTGTTACTAGAATTGAATTATCAATCATCTATACCCCTTATTAATTTTCTATATCCAAACTATCTTTTAACGAAGGAAATACGTTGGTAATCTCGTACCAAGCGTCAGTTGCGATTTCTCTATGTTCCTTCTGGGTTTCTGGTCCCATACGAAGTTGACACCAATGAATATAACTTCTCAACGTTCCATTCATATATAGGCGAGAAACTGTTAACCCTTCCGGAAGAACAGCACGTGCTTGTTCCTTCGCGATACCGTTTTTAATAGCCCATTTGTATGTTTTTTGCACAGAAGTAGTCAAGTTATTTTGAAGTTGTTCCCAAGTACCTTGGAGAGATTCATCATCAATCTCAATACTGTTCTGACGATTTTTCTGATCTTGAAGACGAGCTTCACGAGTAACGAAACCTAAATCTTGTGTTGGATCAGCATAACGCTGAGAAAATTCCTGAAACGAAAATGATCTATGTCTGAGAATTTGTCGGGCGATATCTCTAGTAGTTTCTATAGACATAGTAATACTAACTGTTTCAAAAACGCTCCAGTGCTTATGTTTTATGCAGTATCTGAGTAATTTAGGAGCAGTTAAACTATTCATTTGATTAGATGGGTTCGAAACCCTTGCACAATATGCAATAAACTCATCTGGTGTCATTTTAACACCTTTTTCATTATCAATTATTGGTTGTGTTACCGCTATAATTTTTGCGTTATTCATTTTAAATATCTCTTTCATTTTCATAAAAAGCAACCGCGATTGGAAAACGCAAGCTACCGTCTGGCGTAATATTCTGGTAACGAACCGTTGCCGTCTTAGGAATTGGTTTACGATTCAACAACTCCTTGGTGAACTCCTGTGTTCCCTTAATACCAGCATTGAATACAACTCCTTCTTTGGTCTTGCACTGAACGCTTTTGGCGTATCCAGACCAATTACCCTGACCTTCAAGTATTTCAATGACTTCAAATTCTTCGTCAATAAATTCCTTACGCTTCAACAAACTCTTTGAACGTTTATTTTCGTAAGGAGCATCAATACGAATCATTTGACCTTCATAGCCGTTCTCAAGAAAGTTAGCATATTGCTGATCAAGTTTTTCTGAATTTTCAGCGCTGAAAGTGTCTACCAGCTTGATCACATTACTCTTAAGTGAACCAATAATACTTTCTAGATAAGTCAGACGATTATAAAAATGTTCTTTCCAAACCATATCATAAACATGATATTGAATCATTGAAGCAGATTTGTTCAAGTCGTCTTGAGTTGGTTTGGTTTGACGGGCGATAGAAATCAACTCATTAAAATTGTCTCGTAGCTCATGATTATATAGTTCACCATCAAGGATCAAGTTTGGACTAAGCTCGAATAAAGGAGCTAACTCTTGAATGATGTGAGGGGCCGAAACTATGGGCTTACCCTGTCTTGAAAACAATCCGTTCTTGGTCGCTATACAACGCATTCCATCAAGCTTCGGCTGAGTGAATACGTGCTTCCACTTTGAATCCCAACCTTTATACTTATCAGCAAGCATAGGTTCAATAATCTTAGAACCTTCTTCGATCGTTTCTTTCGAAGTATGATATTTACGATCGAGTTTCTTTTTGTAAAGAGCCTTAACTTCTAGATCGGCCTGTTGATCATCGGTAGTCGCGTTGGCTTTGCCGGCATTCTTACCGTAAACTTCTTTCCATTCTGAAATTACAAGCTTACCACCTTCAATACCAGAGACAGTACGATACTTGTTTCCCAAGCGCTCCATCATCCAAGTACGAGTATTACCGTTCTCGTCGATGTGGTAGAGTGTGTCATACTTAATCAAGATTTTCTCCATTTTGTAAGAGCCAGTTTGGCCGAAAGATCACGGTAAGTGTTTTGATTAATTATATATGAAATGAACTCAGAAGTCAAGCCCGCTAAAATCGCGTCGTTGATATCTTTATGTTCGAAGTTTTCGGGCCATATACAAACTTTATATCCTTGCATGATAGCCTTGTCAATTTTCTTTACGGTTTCTTTATTTCTTGGCTCGTTGTCGTAAACAACGACAAGACGATCTTTCGTAAAGGTGTTGATCGCAGACACCAAATCGCCGCCTGCAGTAGCGATACTGTTAGGAACAAACATACTATCAATTGGGCCTTCAAACACATAAACAGTCCTACCAAAATCAACTCTATCAAGTCCATAAACTTTAGGAATTGAATCATTAAGAACGATTGTAATATATTTGACTGACGAATTAACCAACGCTCTACCTTGATAGGCGTGCATAATTTTACGAGAGTCAATAAAGGGTATAAGAAGGCGAGTTTCATCGCGTTCAAGAGAATCAACATCAAACTTATTAGGTACAAGGTTATTAGTATAATGCTTAAAGTTAGGGCAGGAAAATAAAGTTGCGTGATAAGGTGTTGGGATACGTCTGGCATCTACAAATTTCTTCACTTTATGTTCTGGGGATAACTGACTAACTTTCTTCAGTCCCTTTAATGGTCCGCTCTTCATAAAAAGAGGAGGCTTCATTTTTTCAACGAAAGCTTCTAGATCTTTTTGTTCTGGCGATTTATTGTCTTGAATTCTTTCAAGCAAATATTCATTATAAACCGCTTGATCAATCATTTTAATGAAATTAGGAACAGAAGCGGTAGCACCACAGTTATGACAATGAAATAGCATTTTACCGCTCTTTTCGTAAATGTATCCTCTAGCTTTATTCTTATTTGAATCGGAGTCACCACAAACTGGACAACGGAAATTATAAAGGCTTGCGCTTTTCCGTTTAAACTTGTCCAGTCTGGTTGAAATGATTCCGATATATTTTTGTTGTAACCAATCCATAATATAATCCTATCATTATCATCAACCACAAAGTGATTATACCGCGTTTTTGATAAAAGTCAAAGGATTATTTAATGATTAGTTTTAGAATATTTTGACCATAAGAAAGTAGAAAGAAAATTGCAGTGAAACCGCCCATATACACCCAAATAGTTTTTTCCATTTCACTAATTCTATCTGTCATCTTTTCATGTTGTTCGTTCGCTTCGACTCTTATTTTAGTAATTTCTTCTAAAATATTTTTATCTTCTGAACGAATAGTGTCATAAACATCTTTTAATTTTAATTCGGACGTTCCTCTAAAATCTTGTAGAGCGCCACCTAAATTATCAATTTGTTTTTCTTGTTGATTTAAACGTTGTTCGTGAACAGCTAACATTTTACTAAGGTCTATTGAAATTTCAGTTAATTTTTCGATAGCGTCTTCTATTCTTTCTGCAGCGGATCTTTCAACCATTATTTTCTATCCTGTGATGTTTCGTTTTTTGAATCTTTACCTAAAATGTCACGGAGAGTTTTAGACTTTTTTTGTTGTCTAGGCATTAATGAATGTTTTCTATTTTTTAAAAGCATAGGGCTAAAGCCTTGAATGTTTCCGGCGTTAGGATCCGCTGCAGAAGCTCCAATTGCGTTGGCTGCTGCCATACCATCTTCGTTGATGGGGTTATCTCTAAATGCTTTTGGATAAGTAGTGTCGTAATCTCTCATTATTCTTCCGGCTAGCGCATTGGCTTCATCTTCTTTCATTTGTTCTGAAGCTCTATTTCCGTTGATTCTCTGCTTATAATGAATTAATTCATGAGCAATAGTTCTCATTACGTCTATTGGATGACGTCCTGTAATTCTTACTGTTATTGATGTGCCTTTTCTATCGCCGAGAAAATGGCCGAAAGCGTTTTTTGTATTTTCTTCTTTACCAACTAGGCTTATTCTAGGCAACGAAGATAGACCCAAATGTTTGGCTGCAAAGGAAATAAAATTTTTAACGTCTTTTACTGAGGTATTCATTAAACTTTCCTTAACTTATCAATTATTTTATTATCCATTGGTATAGTATCAGTATCAATTATAGATTCTTCGCCAACGTTATATATTTTATCAGGTAAAACATTAATAAGAATTAAAAAAGGCTTTATGTATTTAATCTGAGGTTTAAGTTTCAGATATAAAATTTTACATAAAGCCTCTGGTCCAAAACAATTATTCAAAATAATAATATGATTAAGTATCAATCTTTCTTTGAGGTCATCATTTTCTATATAACGAGTTATCAGTTTTTTAATATATTTAATTCTGTTAAGATCTTCCATAAAGTCTTCGGTGGACGTGTATTTTGCGTTATCATAATGTTGAGCACAATATAATAAAAAATTTTCTTCAGTCAATTTATCATTCATTTTTAAAAAGAACTTAATGTAGTTCTCACCCAATTGTTACTAGAAATACAAACGTAAAAATGTGTATTATCATAAGCAATACTTCCGGCAATTCCATAAGAAGAAGAATTTGCCGGTGCAATGTTAGATAAAATAAAACAATTTGAAAAATTACTTAAAGGAATTGTTCTAACCGAAGGAGAACCATTAGCAACTGAAGAATTGCTAATGGCGTTGTATAATATAAGTATTTTATCAGTAGCAACAACGTTTGAAGCGTTTGGAAGTTGTGATACTGCTACTGAATTGTTAGACATAATTTATTTACCTATTAAACGTATTGATCAACTGTGTTAGAAGTTACAGTGTTTGCTACACCCGTAACGCCTGTAGAAGAAGTAGTATTCATTCCAATAGAACCCATAGCAACAAGAGTTTCGTAGAATACACGACCAGCGCGTCCGCCTGTACCTTCTGTTCTTAGAACCCATCCAGTGTGCGCAACGGCTGGATTATCAGTATTAACGTCTACATAACCAGTTGCTGTTGTACCTTGAATAGTATGAACTTGACCCGGAGTTGTTGTTGCAGGGGTAAGAGTGATTACGCTACCGCCAGGAGTTGCAGCCAACTGAACACCTGTTGTATTCGCCAAAGCAACGTAATAAACTGAATTACCTGTTAAACCAGGAATAGCAGTGTTACCTGTAGGAACTCCGTAAGTTAACTTATCGCCAACTTGCCAGTATGAATTTGCTGTTGAGAACAATAAAGTACTATTAACTACACCAACCGTATTCGCTGTAATGTTAATAGCTGCCGGCGCAGGTAAATTAGAAAGCGAAGGAGCGGTAATATAACCAGATCCGGCCGTTACGATATTGAGACTTGTAATTTTACCAGCGTTGGTTGTTGTGTTAGCAACAGCATTAATTGAAGCTCCGGAACCACCGTTGGTTACTACCGGAGTAAAATTAGCTGTGTTAGCTTGATAACCAGAACCACCAGAAGTTACGTAAGATAATACAACGTTACCGCCAACAGTAGACATCATAGCTGCATTTACCGCGAAAACGCCGACAGCTTTGTTTGCAACAAAAGCTCCTATAGTAACGTTACCGTACATAGCGGCGTCGACAGATGCTCTTGAACCCGATGATGTATTACCGAAATGTGCATTAGAATCAAAAGAAACGTTAGCAGTTCCTGTTTGACCGCCTCTAACTAACGCATAAGTTCCGATTGGCGCGCCATTTGAAGTTTCTTTTGTAGTAGTGCTGTTAGCAGTTACGCCTTGATCGTTTCTACCCCATTGTGCCATTATTTTTTCTCCTTTAAAGAATTATTTAATTGTATTTATAATTATTGTTTATCTATGGTCAACATATCTAAAAGATACGAAGAATGTCTACTGACCATTTTTTCTTTACCATCAACTATTAAAATATGATGATCTTCAATTGAAGGATTTCCTCGAGTAGAACTAACCACAGCCGGATTGTTATTTACAACAGGATCATATTTTTCGCCGCCGATGTCTATTTCTCCATTGGCGTCAACACTTTGATTGTTAGGGGCAAGACTGAAATCTTGCCCGTTAATAATGATGTTATTCGCTATAAGCGGCATTTTATATCCTTAGTTGCTCATATGAGTTTGCATAAACTTACGTTCAACAGCACTTTTTTCATGAGGTTTTTCAGCAGCTGCGTATTCTTTGTTGAAATCGTTAACGTGCTTGACCGGAACGTGATATTGTTTATCAGTCTGTGGATGCTTAAGTGTAACAACTTCTTTGCCGCCAGAGAAATGAGAACGCGCTGTTCTTACTTGAGCGGGAACATTCTTTGTTTCTGCTTGAGCTTCGTCCTTTTCGCCTGAAGATAAACCTTTTTGCTTGTAAGGCCCACGCTTTGTTCCAGCTTTAACACCACGCTTCTTTGCTTCTTCGTCCATACCGTAATCCGAATTTGTATCATGTTTATCAGAACGATTTGCAATATCATCTCTAGCAGGAGCAACAGAAGGCGCGTCTCCTTCAATAACCGAAGCGAAATGTGCTAGTTCTTCTTCGCTGAATAATTTTTCGACTTCTTCTTCCATTGGCTTCTTACCAGAACGAAGAGCCTTGAAATCAGCAGCGTCTAGCTTCTTTTTATCTCCACCAAGAGCAGCAATTTTCTTTTGTTTTGGAGAAAGTTCTTTTTCTTCTTCCATTGATTCACAAACACAAGGTGATTTGCCACAATTTGGGCAAACAGCTTTCATTTTCTTAGCAGCTTCAAACATATTAGCTGGCTTTGATTCCTGTAGCTTCAGGAATGCTGCTACTAATGGAGACATTTCTTCTTTCATTGATTTCTTTCCTTTTGATTTTGATGGACCGCCGTCTTCAAATTCGCTTGTGTTTCCTATACGGTTGATAGCCGCGTCTGCGTTTTGAGCTATTTGGCTTTTTTGTGGAGCAGGAGCGGCGGGAGTTGGTAAAGGAGCGCCATTTGGTCTTGGCGAAGGAGTTGGAGTTGCAGCGGCTGGTTTAGGTGCTGCAGCGGGTGCTGGTTTTATGGTAGAAGCGGGGGATGAAGTAACAGCAGTAGTTTTCGAAACTGTGGGAGCTAGTATATCCGGAACTTTGCCGTTCGATCCAGGAGCCGGTTCTGGCGGTCTATTTGTTGGCTCTACTGTGCCAACGCCGGTTTGACTATAGTCTGAGTAACTCATTTTTGGTGTATTAGAAGTAGCCTTCGTGGTTGTAGAAGTAGAAGAGGCCGGAGTAGTATTTTGAGATGTTGCTGTATTAGCAGCGGGTTTTCTCAACCCCATTCTATCTCCAACCCATTTTCTAGCGTCGTCCCACAAACTTTCATTTTTAACTGCATTCCAATTACTCTCAGCGTTCTTCATACGCTGTTCATTAACTTTGCGTTGTACTTCAGCAAGAGCTTCAGAAATTGATTTTGTTTTATCAGTCATCTATTAAATCCTTTTTTAAAATTCTTTTTACTATTTAATATTTTTTAAATTTTAATTTGAAACTGTGTCTTTATCTGGTTTCTGTAAATTCGGATTCCAAACAACATCACCGATTACTTTGGTTGGCCCATTACCGCTATCTTCGCTTGGAGACGAACCCTTATCACCCTTAACAATTTTTTTAATAGTGTTTGCGCGTTTTTTACCCTCATCAATAATTTTAGTCTTGATCTCGGCGTTTTTAGCCAGTTTTGATTTTCTATCAAAAGGACTTGTTGCTGAATTTTGTCTAGCAACGTTTTCAATTGTCTTACGATCTTTTGTGCCTTCAGCTTCTTCTTTGATTTTCTTTTTACCGCCATCTTCTGTATTCATACGAGCAGACGGCCCTGGATTACTTTTACCGCCCATAGAACCAATTGGAGTATCTCCTCCAGCAGTATCAAATGCGCTTTCTTTTTTTACTTTTTTCTTTCCGCCATCTTCATCTTTCAATGAAGTTAAACCAGCGTCGCCAAAAGCCTCATTAAATGTTTGTTTCTTGCCTGAATTATTATGAGTTACGGCATAAGAAAACTCATCGCCTGCCGGATCATCTTTATGTCTCATATGTCTGCTTTGTAACATTCCATGCCATTGTTTCATAGCATCTTCATGATTTTTGGCTCTTACTGTGCCACGAACTGAATAACCCGCTTCAGATTTTTTATGATTGGCAATAACATCATAAGCGTCATCATCCCATTGTTCTTTGATTTTCTTTTTACCACCATCTTCTGGTTCCGGATTGCTCTGACTAGAAGTAACACCACCTAAATCAGAAATTTCTTTAATTTCTTTTTCTGCAATATTATGGGTTTTGCTACCGATTTTGTTCTTTATTTGCACAGTTTTATTAGTTGTACGTTGAGCGTGATCGTTCTCGTGAGATCTTGTATCTCCAGGAGGTTTAATATGAACTGGTGGTGTAATAAATTGATTACCGGAAAATTCATGAGAAGGCGTTAGAACTTTACTTTTTTGATTTGGATTTAATCTCAACTGTTCTTTAACTTCTTTTTGACCAGGAGTTTTTACTGATTTGACAATTTCTTTACTCTTGCTTTTTCTATCTTCTTCACTGGCTTCTTCCCAGTCTCCACCAGGAGGCCCTTTTTTCTTGGCTGGATTAACGTTTTGTTCTTTTTCTTCTCTAAGAAGTATATTTCTAATAGCGTGACCTAAACTAACGTATGCCATTATTTTGCTGCCTTTATAGTTGCTCTAATCATCCAACCAAGTTTTTCCAAAGCTTCTATACGGCCTTGGAGATAATTAGTTATACCGTATTTCTTTAATTGTTCTGAAGTATCTGCCGCTTTTGTTAACAAACCAATAATAGCTTTATTGTCTCTTTCAATTTCTCTCAACATATCTATTGGAGAAGGAATATTTAATTGATCTTCTATCTTAGTTAATTCTTGAAAACGATAAAGGCTACCAGGAGCATATGCTTCTAATGTACGAATTCTTTCTGCAATATCGTCAACAGCCTCGAAAGAATCTTCATAAATTGTTTTAAGGAACTCGTGATATTGAGGAAAGTTTGAACCTTCAACGTTCCAATGAAAGTAATGAGCTTTCAAGTAATAACTGAACGTACTTGCCAAACACACTTTTAATTGATCAACTAATTCTTTATTTTGCATTTTATTCCTTTCCTCCGCCACCAGAGCTTCCGCTTTTACCTGGAGGTAAGCTTTTTATTGACCCATCGGCCATTCTAATTTTAACGTTCTTTAATTGTTTAACGTGTCCAGCAGCGTCTCTTATCGCGATTTCTTTTACTACACGTTTAATAGTTTTTGTTGACTGACCCGGAGTTTCTTCTTTATATACTTTATCTAAATTATCAGTTCCAATAAATCTACTGTTTGGTTTCGTAAAATCATCGGAAGTTTTTTCAGCACCCGTATAAGATTCAGCTGCACCGACCTTAGTTTTTTCTCTGGCTTTTTGAACCGCTTTTAATAAAGTGTCACTACCGACTTCGGTTTTACTTGGTTTATTGTTAACTATTCTAGCTTTATTAACTTTACCAACTAATTCGGGTGATAATTCATTTAATGAATCTTCTTTAACAGGAACACAATTAGGAACGGTTTTGCCGTTCTTTTTCTTTGTTCCGTAAGCTTGATAACCTTTCCAACAAGGATTATCCATCATCTTCTTTTCTTCAAGGTCGTTTTCTTCACAATGCCATTTACGTAATGACTTATTGATACGTGAATCCGGATCATGAGCAGTTTTAGCCGAAGTCAAACGTTTCTTCATACCGCTCATACGGGCGCAAAAGCTTTTACGTCTATTTGCTGATTTTGATCCTGGCTTTAATTTTGAAGGTTCCGTTGTTACTGCTGTTTTAAGATGACTTCCCGGATGTTCTCTACGATAGGCCATTACACCAGCTTTTGTTAAACCGCCTTCTGGGTTTTTATATTTTGAATCTTGCCAATTTTCCAATAAATCTTCGTCTAATTGCAGCGCAAATCCGCCCGCAATAAATGAATTGACGCGATCAAATGCAAATTGTTCCGGAGTTCCTTCGAAGGAATCGTTCCAGATTGAATAACCTCTACGATATACTTCTTCAAGTATATCAACGGGTATGCTTGTTTTTTGGGATTTTTTATAAAGCGATAATTTCGCCGAGTTAGTGAGATTCACAACAGAACCTGCAAGTTGCTCTACAACAACTAGCTGAGGATCAAATGTACTAAATTTTTTAACCATTGGAGTTTTCCTAAGACTTATCCAAGAACTTCTTGCAGGTCTGCCGTGGCCTTTTACTGCACTAACATTCTTATTTATAAATTATAATTGTTCAGAAAAATTAACTTATGTTATAGCAGCTACGAACGTATTGTTTGAAGTTCCATCTAAACAGAAATACTTAACATACATCGTATTGTGAGAGCTGAGATAAAAAGATGAACCGCCTGTAGCCTGTGTTGAGGAAACGCCATGGTTGAACTGCTGAGTACCGCCGACATTGTTAAAGATGAATAGCTCAACAACTTTACCAGCTGTCAAATTTTGTATGTTAGCTGTAACAGTTCCTTGATTGGTATGAATATGAACAAAGTTGTCAGTCGAAAAGTCAATCAATACTGTGTTTGAAATGACATTTGCTATTCTTACATTCGGAGGCTTATAAGCTGTAGTTTGTACGGTATTATCAGTAAAAGTAATAGTTGTATTTGCTTGGATGTTTTGGTTAAAGATAACGCTTGTGTTTACGGAAGTAGAACCGATTATCAAGTTTTGCGATGCATTTGCTAACTGAACAGTATAGTTTTGCAAAACGATACCGCCAGCATTGAATCCAGCGTTAGCATTGAACTGTGTATTAGTTCCTGCGCCCTGAGTGATATAAAACACTTGATTAGCGAGAGAAAGCGTTTGATCAGGATTTCCACCTATCACGTCTTGGAATGTAATAGAATTTGCACCAACAATAACTTCATCAATATATGCTTGCGCCCAGCGATTTGTTGTATTACCAATAGTATATGTTAGAGTCGTTGATGGTATAATATCAGAAGCTACATTAAGTAAGTTTGGACTAGAGACTGGATCGTCAAACACAAACTTCTTTGTGGCTGCGTCGTAACGAAGATAGAGACCGTCAGCGATAGATGATCTATTGACGTCATCTAAATGGCGAAGGTTGACTTCACCACCGCCACCAAGTTGCGAATGTCTTTGAGCAAAACGATGAAAATCAGCAATTGATTTTTTAATAATATCTAATTCTCGACGATAAATGTCGGGTATACTATTTTGTTCTGCCGAACCCTTTTGGTCTGTTATTTTGGACAAAGCTTTTACATACTTATTAACAATAGGTTCTTTATCAAGAACTGGTTCCGGCTGTCTACCCATTTCAACAATAACTTCAGATTCTGTTATTGATTTTTCTTCAACAATGGTTTCTATTTCTATTTCTTGAACGGTATTAATTTTACCTACAGCTTTTTGCATACTTTCTAATATGGCAGTTTCTTTTGCTTTCTTTATCTTAAGATCTTCCAATACGTTTTCAACGCCAAAAGCTTTGGCAAATTTTTCCAAAAGAAGTTTTTCGTCGGCCATATTATTTTCCCGCGTTCATACCTGCTTGGGTATCGTTGAATAGTTTTTTTGCATCTTCATCTGGAACGTGAGAAGGAACGCCATGTCTGAAACTATCAAAATCGCCTGCTTGCGCGGCCATTCTCATTTTACTTGAAGACATACCCTCAACTCCTTCGGCGTCAGGATCTCTATCGCCAGCCGACACAACTTTTAATTTATTGAAATTGTAATAACCATGTTTACCAGGAACACCGTTATATTGTTTTAACATTTTAGTAAATTCAGGAACTCTATCAGAACCAACTACGACAGTTGCTTCCGGGTGTCCAGCTGCATGTAATCTACTTAGATGATGTAAAATTGTTGGCGTTTCTTTGGAAGAACCAACAAAATTGGTTTGTGGAAAAAACTTTCTTGCATGCTCTAACTTTTGATCAATACTTAATGGATTCTTATTTGAATCTTGAGAGTGAGAAAGAATAATTTCATGATGAGCACCTTGTTTGTTGGCCAAATCATGAACCTTTTCAATAACTTTTTGATGACCAATTGTAGGACCCGGATTCATTCTTCCGTAAGTCAATACTACTGGTCTTGTATCTTTATTTGACTCTCTTAAGTATTGAAGAAAACTACGTAGCATTAGCAGCCGCCTGTTGTTTTTGGAAAGCGCCCTTCAAGAAATTTTGACGGGCAAATTCTTTTCTGTTGACAAATTTAGTCATTTCACCTTTTTTATTGGCAGCAACAACGCCTTCCGGATTTGTTCCTTCACCACCAATTGAATGACCCCATTGATTGTTTTTGGCCATTACGCCAGTCAATACATCTTTGGCCTTTTGAAGATGATTATGAAGCTCCAAAGCTTTCTTAAAATGATCTTTATTGTCATATATTTCTTGCATCATCGCAGCGTGAGCTTGACGTTT